GAAGATCTCGTCCGCGAACATCACGTTGAAGCTGGCTGAGCTACGCGACGCGACGAGCTTCTGGAGCGCCAGCCCGACGCACAGGTCGACCTTGGCCTTCTCGCCCGCGCTGTTGCCGAGATAGCTGCCGGCACCATGCTTGTTGTCCACGCGGACCTCGAAGCGGTCGATCGTCTTGCCAGACTTCAGCTCCGACTCCGCAGCGAACTCGATGGAGATGGCTCCGCCGGTGATCGCGCGCGATACACGAGATGCCTCCTCGTTGAGGACAGGCAACGAGCTGTCGAGCAGGAGCGATCGCAGGCCCCGAGCCCCGAACGCCTTCACCCAGAACTCCGCGAGCTTCAGGACAGCCTCTTGGTCAGACGCCTCGTTGCGCAACAGGTGGGCTTCCGCCTCGTGCTTCTCGGCGCGAGCAACGGCCTTCTTAGCGAGCGCGGCGTACGGGTTGGTCTCCTTCTCCAGCTCGGCGATCCGCTTCTCATTGGCTTCGACGTTCTGCTTCGCCGACTTCCTCCTGGACTCCGCGAGAGCATCGTCGTTGATGACCTTCTGCACGGCGTTCTCCGCAGCGATCGCTGCGATGCGCTTCTTGAAAGCGTCGTCATGCGCATCCTGGATCTCGATGACCGCGGCGTCGACCTTGGCGAGCGCGGTGGTCGCAGGTTCGAGCTTCTTGGCGAAGTCGGCGAGCACGCGCTTGTGCTGCATGCCATCGATCTTCTGTCCGCACGTGGGACAGTCGCCGACGAGCTTCTCGTGGCTCTTGATGTGGGCACGCAGTTCGTCGACCTTCGTCCTGGCGCTGCCGCGCATGACCTTCGCCTCGGTCAGCTGCTCGTTGGCATCGGCGAGGATCTTGTCCGCGAGCCGCACGAGCTTCTTCACCTTGTCGATGTCGCGGCTGATCTTTGGGTCTCCGCCGACGTTCTCCTTGAGCAGCTCCTTTGCCTTCTTGAGCTTCTCGCGCTCGGCCTTCAGCTTGGCGGCGCGCTCGTCCTCGAACGACTCGTCCTTGCTCTCCAGATCCGCAACCTCGGATTCGGCAACGTCGTGTGCCTCGTTGGCCTTCTCCAGGTCTCGGTTGACGACGTCGAGGCGAGCTGACACCACGGCGACCTGAGCACGTGCGGCGTCGCACGCGGAAGAGAAGCGCTCCACGCCGAGCACCTCGTCGAGGATCTCCTTCTGAGCCTTGTCGGTGAGCGAGCTGAAGCGGTAGGCGCTGTCTTGCCCGAACACGACGCTCGACAAGAACGTGTGCAGCGTGCACCCGAGCAACTTCTCGACGACCTCTTGGGTCTCCGCGTTGCTCGGACCGGACGAGTCGAATGACTCGCCGCCGACGTTCGTCTCCGTGACGCGAAGCGAGTTCTTCAGCTTCGAGTGGCGCCGCGCGCGTGAGATGTCGTAGAGCGTGGCCTCGTCGTTCGCGATCACGTACACCGTGACCAGGCAGTCCTCGCCGACCTTGCGGTTGACCACCTCGTCGTTCTCATAGCCGCGCAACGTCGTCCCGAACAGGCACCACACGAGCGCATCGATCATCGCGCTCTTGCCGGAGCCGTTGCTCTTGGCGGAGGCGTCGTCGCAGTTCTCGCCCTCGACGAGCACGAGCCCTTGCGAGTCGAAGTCGAACTTCGCCTTCCCGAAGGAGAGAAAGTTTTCTACCAACATGCCGGTGATCCTCATCGCGACACCACGTGGATGACGTCGCGGACCATCTCGACTGCACCGCGGCCGATGAGGAACAACAGGATGATCACCACCGTGACCATCGTCATCGAAGACCAACTGTCGACCCACTTGTCGAACTTCGAGTTCGGCATCGGTCGTTCGCACTTCGGGCAACGCTCGACCGGTAGGTGATCTGGTTTCTGCATCTAAGACCTCGCGCGACGCTCGTTACCCATGAATGCGCCTGTGGCTGAAGCACAGTCCATGCAAGACGGGCGGATGTTGTTCCTGCGGTAGGTGCCGCCTTCGCACCCAGGGATGATGCGATCGATCGTGACGGTGTGGACCGTCAGGAGCGTGCCGCACCGGTAGCACCGGCACGCCAATAATCCGAGACCATGTCCAACGTGCTTCCCGTGGTCACCGATGTCCACGTCGGCGCGGAACCTGCCCACGATCCACGTGCGGCGCGCACGTCGGTCGCGCGAGCTTCCACGCTTGTTGCTGTTGGTGGTTCCACGTTGCGTCACTTCTTCTCCGGGTAGTTCTTCTTGCGGACATCTTCGAGGCGCTCGGCAACAGTCTTGGCGCTGCGCGGAATCGACGCGGCGAACTCGGCGAGGATGTCTCGATCATGGAACGACAGTTCTTCGCGACCGGATCGTGAACAGATCAGCATCTTCTTCACCGCGTCGTAGTCGCGGAGCGGCACCTTGCCGGTGATCCACTCCTCGCGGACTTGGTAGACGTCGACCATCTTGTTGAGCAACATCCCTTCGAAGCGAGGCGCATCCTCGATCTTATCCAGCATCTCGCGATCGATCCCGAGGAGCTTCGCGGCTTGTCCTAGGGACAGACCTGCTCGCTCGCGTGCTCGCTTCGTTCGGTTCTCGCTCATATCGAGTTCACTCGCCCTCGAACCCGCCCATGCGATCGATCATCTCGTCGACGTACGGCGTGATGAACTTCTTGAACTCGTCGTTGTTCAAAGCACGGCCTTCTTGCCGGGGAACGCGGCTTCGAGCGCGAACTTGTAGGCGAGGCGTTGCTCGACCGCGACGTACTCCTCGGTGTGCCTGTAGAAGGTTTCCGTCGACAACCATTCGAGCCCGTAGACCCCATCGCCTTGCACATCGACGCCCGGCGCATACTTGTCCAAGATCGACTTCAACGTGTTCCTGTCCAGCATCTCTTCATCCTCTCTGCTCGGGTAGATCCTCTTGAGGTCGTAGTAGGCAGCTGCTGTCATCTGCAGCTTCTGATACTTGGTCTTCATCACCAACCAGATCCGAAGATCCGTTCCCACCATGATCGTGGTCTGGCCTGCGCTCGCGGGATGTCTCCGCCAAAGAGGTCAGCTGGCGTCGGCATCGAGGTAGGCGGCGGTCGGTCGTCGCGAGGCTCAGGAACCTCGACCGCATCATCGATGAAAACCGTCTTATCACGCCACACGCCGTAAGCGGTGCCGTCAGGAAATGCTCCACCATGACACGAGAATTCCTGCAAGACCTTCACCTTGACGTTGGCATTCAAGATGATCACACCATCGGTGGTTCTGATCTCTTCGCCCTTGTTGAGGTGCTTAACGACCGTGCGGAGATCGCCCTCCTTGACCTTGTCGTAGAGCTTGCTCACTTCGCGTTCTCCACGCGAATGCAGCGGCTGATCGCGCAGCGCGCGTCTCCGTAAGCTACGAGGTTGTACGTCACCCACCCGGTGAGGATCGCACCAGCGATCGCGATGAGGACCCAATTCTCTTTTAACCACTTCACTTGGTGATCTCCTCGGTGACCATCTCCCAGTAGTCGCGTAGCTCCAACGCGGTCTTCATTAGTAGTCGTCCTCTCCTGGATCCTTGACCGAGATGCAGCTGTCGATCTCTTCCCGCGTAGCGAGACGTGGCGTCGGCCCGTTGCGATCTTTGATGATCATGTCATCCATGTCGACGACGAACTCGGCCTTCTCGTTGCGGTCGAGGTCTTGTTGTTGGATCGCGTCGTGATACTTCACGCGAAGCGGTCGGTCGTCTTCTTGTTCGATTGGCTGCAGACGCAGTTCTTTCTCGACCTCGGCCGCGCCTTCTTCGAGGTTCTGCCTGGTGCCGGAGTCGATCGCGGCGAGCATCATCTCCATCGCCAGCTCGACCTCCGGGTGGTTCGGGTCGTGCGCCGCGCGGACGATCGTGTTGCCTTCGCCGATCAGGATCATCATGCAACCGCGAGCATTGAGATCCTCGCAGATCGCCGGCGCGAGCAGGTCGACGGTCATGAGCTGCTGATGGTAGCGGCGGACCAGCGGCTTCATCGTCGCCACGTAATCGCTCGCCGACTGGTTGTGTACCTCGGCGATCGTCGGCCGGTCGGCGAATGCGGACAGCTCGTCGAACAGCTTGCGCAGATCGTTGAGTTGCTCCTCGCAGGCGGAGCACGCTGACGCGACGCCGTCGCGATCGTCGATGTCGATCCCCATGAGCAACTTGCGTTGCTTCTCCATCGTGCTGTGGATCGCCTCGTTCAACAGTCGGACGCTCTTGTATGCCATTACTTGTGTGCCTCTTCTAAGAGTTCGAGTCCGACGCGAAGGAGATCCTCGCGCTCGGACGGATCGACCTTCACGTACTCCATGTATGACTCCAGCAGCGCGCGGTCTCCCATCGTCGGGTCGACCTGCAGACGCGACGACTTCGGCAGCTTGTCCGAGCGCGTAGGGCACGCGCGGACGCCTTGAGCGCCGAGCTTGCGCAACGTCGATTCCAACCGTTCCCAAGGCATCCCGAGCGGCAGCTCGTCGAACACGACGTCGATGTAGTTGCCTCGCACGTGGTTCTCGATGTCGAAGTCCTCGTCGCCGATCTCCGCTCCGGTGAGCTTCACGAATCGCGGCAGGTCGATGTCGACGCGCTCGATGTCGGCGGCGTCAGTGTCGAGCACGAGGAAGCCCTTCGGCGACTGCTCTCCACGCACGAACTCCATCGGCGAGCCCACGTACCAGGCGTTGCCCTGCGTGCCGATCTCCTGGTGTGCGTGGTAGTGCCCGGAGAACATCGCCATGAACTCGGACGCGTAGGCGTCGGCGTCGGCGTCCTCCTTCACCACGTACTCCAGGGACGTCCCTACGCGCGCTCCGCGGAATCCGTGGTGGAACAGGCCGATGGTCGGAACACCCTGGTCGCTGGTCAGGTGTCGGTCTTCGAGTGCCGCGTCGGTCCGACGACGCAGCTCGTCTGCCTCGGAACAGTAGGCGATCGCGGTGACGTTGACTTCTTCGCCGCCGACCTTGTCGCTCAGGAGGTTCCAGTTCGCCCATCCGCTCGGTCCGATGGTCTTGAGCAGGCCAGCGCTCTCCAGAGCGGAGAGCGCGTGCACCTTCGCGAGCCGGTCGGCTGCGTCGTGGTTGCCGACGTTCGCGAAGAGAGGCAGGCGGTTCCTGCGCCACTCCGCCAGCTCCTCGACCACTAGGTTGTACGGCAGCGTGTAGAGCACGCCGCGCTTGTGGAAGAGGTCTCCCAGAAACAACACAGCATCGATCCCGTGTTGGAGACTGTACTTCCTGATGGTCGACAGGACGCTGACCCCATGGTGAAGGCGCGAATGATCAACCGAGAATTCGGACCAATCGTGGATATGCAAATCCGAGAAGAGAACCAATTTCATGGTGTGACCGCTCTCTTCGCAGACCAACCGCGCGTCAATCGCTTACGGATCGTTTCAGCGTGCAAGCCGTTCCGTGCTCCCCACTGCGCAAGGGTCATCTCAACACTTCCGATCTTCAGTCGTAGAGCACGTTCAACGTTGAGAGTGTTCTGAGCCTGCTCTTTGCGAGTCGCCCAGCAGACGTTTCCAGGCTCGTACCCTCTGTTGTTCTTCTTTCGCTCCAGTGTATGGAGCGGCGTTGGCTTTCGCCCAACATCTTTGAGGAACGCGCGATAGCTGTCACGCCAACGCTTGCAGACGCGGATGCCGCGAGCGCCGTAGCGAGCATATGCTTCACACGTCTCGTCGTAGCAGCGTTGGAACATGGAGCGCCACGCGCGGTACTCAGGTGTCTGTTTCGCGCCGTTGTTAGCGGACGAACCTTCGCCGTGCATCTCTTTTGGCTTTCGCGTCGAACGCGTGTACGCCGTCATCTACTTCTCGTCCTTGTGTGCTTCGTGCCGTAGACGCACAGCCTCTGCGGCTTTGAGCTTGCCGAACAAGATGTCCAAGTCGTAGTCGTCCAGCTCGTCCTCGGTCATCGTCGACAAGAACGCGAACTGTCGCTTCTGGTTGTAGAGCATCACCTTCATCAGCGACGCGCACTCGATGCAGAAGTGATTAGTCTTACCTTCATCGATCGTGATCATCCAACCCGGTGGTAGTTCGGTAGGACGCCGCACGACCGACTTGGTGCTGCAGTGCCCGTCGCACTCGAACTCGACGGATTCGATCGTCTTGATGCTCATCTACTCTTGATCCTCATGCGAAGTCTCTCACTTCGCGGTGACAACGTCAACAGTTACTTCTTCGAGTCGAGATACTCACGAGCATGTCGACGGAGGTCCTTGGTGCTCATGCCCTTCGTGTAGAGCTTCAGACGGAGTTTGTTGTGCACGTACGACAGCAATTCTTGGTGACCCATGTTGTCGATGTCGACAGTCTTGCGGCGTCTCTTCGGCGGCGGACCATCGACCTGCTTCTCCACCGTGAACTTGCCGATCGTGACCAGCTCGTACACCGCGACGTCTTGGTCAGCGTCTATGAGGAACTCGGAGATGTCCTCGGGCGTCTCGTAAGTCATCAGGTAAGTGTCGTCGGTGCGCACGACGAGCAGCTTCTTCGGGAACGACGCCTTGATCTTGATCTTCTTCATTTCACTTCTCGCAGTTGACCTTGGTCGTTGACGCGGAACTCGAACGACTCGTTCGCGTCCAGCTCGGTCACGTCCATGATCGCCTGGCAGACGTTGGTGAGGTTCGGTTTGAAGTTGTACTCGACGACGGTGAACTCCGCGCCGACCATGTCGAGCGGCTTCTTGAGCAGCTTCCCTTCGGCGTCGTGCGTGCCCTTCATCCGAGCCTTGAGCTTGGTGAACGAACCTTCGGCGATCTTCACGTCTTCTTCGACGTCGGTTCGGAATGCAACGTAGATCTTCATTTCTTCGCCTTGTTCATGTCGTTGATCATGTCGTTGACCACGCGCACGGACTTCGTGAACGGGTGCTTCGATTTCTTGAACTTCTCGGCGAACTGCTTGCCGATGCTCGGCGCGGAGACGAGCATCAGGAACGCGGCGCCCGGGACGTCCTCGTACCGGTAGACCTCGTTCGGCGACGCCTTGAACACGATCTCCATCGCCCCGAAGGACGACGTACCCTTGTAGTCGCTTGGGTCGTAGCCGACCGACTCGATCATGTCGCTGTCCGTGACTTTGAGATGACGCATCAGTTATCCTTCGTGCAGAGCACGGTGGTGTCGACGATCGTTGGGATCGCGTTCGGTTCGCAGTACACGCGCATGTAGAGATGACCGTCAGGCTGCACGCTGTGGTCGACGAGATGTCCGTTCGGCAAGCGCTCGTCGCCTCCCACTGGCTTAGGTCGACATGCGAACTCGCCGTTCGCGCGACGAACACCTTCAGGTATCCACCAGCCGTGCGGGCAGCTGATGCGAACCGGACGGACCATGAACCCGAACATCAACACGAGGCCCGATAGCAGGCCGCAGAATACAGATAGGATGTCAGTCATCGCTGCCTCCAAAGTCAGGGTCGCCGAAGACCCGAGCGAACCCGCGGTTGGGCTCCAGGTCGCAGTAGACGTCGCGGAACGGCGGAGCCACCTTGTTCTTCACCGTGCGCACGCGGATGCGGCGACCGATCACGCGATCGCCCTTGCGCTGGGTCTTCATGTTGGTCAGCTCCAGGCGGACGCTCGCGTAGAACTTGAGCGCCTGACCGCCTGAGGTGGTCTTCGGGTTGCCGAACTTCACGCCGATCTTGATCCGGACCTGGTTGATGAAGATGAGGAGCACGTTCTTCCGCTGGACCGTGCCGGTGAGGACGCGCAGCGCACGAGACATCAGAGCCGCCTGACGAGCTGGCTGCTGATTCTCCTCGAAGTCGACGCCGGCCTCCATCTCTGACTCGGGGACGAGCGCGGACACCGAGTCGACCACGATGCACCCGAACAGGCCGCTCTCGGCCAACGAGTTCACGACCGTCAGCGCACGCTCGCCGCCGGAGTCCGGTTGCGAGAGCTTGAGCTTCTCCAGGTCGACGCCGAGCTTCTTCGCGTAGCGAACGTCGAGCGCGTGCTCGGCGTCCACGTAGGCGCAGGTCTCGCCGGCCTGCTGGAACACCGCGACGATCTGGAGCGCCATGCTGGTCTTGCCGACGCTCTCCTCCCCGTAGATCTCCAGGATGCGACCACGAGGCCAGCCGAGCCCGGATCCCTTGATCGTGCGAGCGTCGGCGTCGGTCTCGCCGGTGACGAGGTCGTCCATGTCAGGCCAGCCGCTCGGCACCACGCTGATGTTGGTGGCGCGCGACCCGCTGGCGATCGTGGTGAAGACGTCTTCTCCCTTGTACTTCTTGTTCAGCTTCTCGAAGAGGACGGCGAGCTTCTTGTCCTTCGCCTTGTCGACCTTCGGCGGTGTGATCACCGTGATGTTCTTGAGCTTGGTGCTGTGAGCGAGACGCATGTCGCGGATCTCTTGGTCACGTGTCTTCGTCTTGGTCTTCGGCATCGTTGTTCTCCTGTCACGAAAAAGGTGGGCGAGCGTGGCGCAGCTACTTAGCGGTCTACAGTCGGCCCGTGCTCCGATGTTGCGTGCTCTTTACAACCGACTGACCGAATAGCTGCTTCAGAGGTGAGGCTCGGGTGGCACTACCAGAAAAACCTCGTAGCCACGCTCGCACACGAAATCAGTCGTCGTCGCGACGTTTCTTCTTCATCGAGACAGACAGCTTGGAGGACTTCTTCTTCACCGGCTTGTCATCATCATCGTCGTCGGCGTCTTCGTCCTCTTCCTCTTCATCATCGTCGCGATTCTTCTTGCTCACCTTGCGACGGCTGCTGACCTCGTCAGCGTCGTCGTCATCGTCGTCTCCGTCGCCGGAGCCCTTGTCGAGGTCGACACCCTTCATGATCGCGATGACCTCGTCGTTCGACAGGACCTTGCCGGCAGCTGCGTCCAGGTCGTGGAGCTGTTCCACGATGTCGTCCCACGCGTCGGAGATGTCAGACGAGTCGCTCGCAGGGAACACCTCGTAGCCGACGTTGCGCTTGTCTCGCCCACCCTTGTGGACCTTCTTGATGTTCATGAACCGACCGCTCTCGGGATCGGTGAAGTCGCCGATCGACGTGTCGTCGCCGAGGTAGAAGTTCATGAGCTGGCCCCAGACCTGCGCGCCGAACGCGAGGATCTTCACCACGAAGTCGTCCTCGTCGTCCTTCACGAGCACGTTCGAGTAGTACTGGTGACGCGGGACGTACTTGTCCTTCATGCGTTTCCATTCCGCCTGACCGTCCTCGTCGCCCTTCTGGTACTCGCTGTTGATGCGCGCCTGTTCGCGCAGGAACTTCTTGCACAGCGGGCACTTCGTTCCGGCCTCGGGCACACCTTTGTCGACGTTGATGTGCGCCTCGTCGTTGCAGCGCATGGCACGGTTGTTCGGACCGACGTTGAAGTGCGTCCAGCCCTCCGTGTAGTATTTCTTTTGGCCAGGCCGCGGCAGCACGCGACGTAGGTTCTTGCCGTCGCTGAGCTTGTCCCAATCGTTCTTGCCGCTACCTCCGCCACCCTTCGAACGCTCCTTGTGGTGCTTGAACGCCTCGCGCATGTCGTCGAGGTCGCTGCCACTGTCGTCCGTACGTCGCTTCTTGCTCGTCTTCTCCATCTTCGCCATCTGTAGCTCCTTCGTTCAGGTTTGGTTCAAGATCGTCAGGCCAACTCGGCTCGTCGATCACGACTACATGTTGTCTTTTGTGCCGCGCTCCATGATCGCGGTCTTCGTCAGCCCCATGAGGGACCACTTCTTCTCCCAGATCGCTTCGACCTGACCCTTGAGCTGCCGGTACATGTACTCGGCATCCATGCGTTCGCGGAATGCCTTGCGCATGCGAGGTTGGACCTTCACCGCCATCTTGATCGTGGTCTCGGTTGCCTTCGGACTCTTCGCACGTTGTTCCTCGTAGAGGTCCTCGGATGCGTTGAGTTCGGCGTGCTTCATGTCCTTCAGGTGTTTCTCGGCACGATCCCTGAGTGCCACCCACCACGAGAGAACGCCAGGCAAGCGACTCAGCTCCATGTCGAGGTCGCTGCTGATACGAGCGTCCTTCTGCGGATACACGTCGATGATCTTTCCGGTCACCGGATGAATTGCCTTGATCGACCCGACCTCGCGGTTCTCCCAGAAGTTCTTCACGTTGCGGACTCTCGCATGGCGATCTGACATTCGAGCTTGCCGATCGCGACCTGCGCACAGTGACGCGCGAGATGATTGAGGATTCTGTACTCTTGCGCGGAGTCACGTGGGATACGCTCGCCGACGTCGTCATGGAACTCCACTCCGAGCGATCTCATCTGGGTGATGATGGTGTCCGCGTACTTAACTACCATCTCTTCTGTCGTCATCTCTTACTCCTCATGGTTTGCTCGCGATCCAGTCGTCTCCGATGGCACCTTCGACCGCGAGCGCGATCTCCAGCTCGTCCTTGTATGGTTCCTTCATCAGGATGATCTGCCGAGCGAGCGCAGCGACGCTCGTGCGTTCCGGTGCTTCACACACGACCTCGTCATGGACAGGGAACAACGGTGCGGATTGCAGCTCGATCATCTCCTTGTCCATGCGGATCAGGTTCATCGCCATCTTGACGATCGCCGCTTCGCTGCCTTGTGCAGGCGTGTTCGTGCACACGCGCTCGCCGTGCTTGACCATCTTCTTGCGCTTCTCGTCGTCCTTGATGTAGTTGCCGTCGCGGTCGCAACCTTCGAGCATCTTGCGAACGTGCCCACGACCGCCGCCGATCTTCGGCACCCAGCCGTGCTCGTAGCCGTGGTCGATCATGAAGTTCTGGTACTCGGGAACCTCGGGATACAGCTCGTACCAGTCTTCGAAGTGACGCTTGCACTCCTCCAGCTGAGCCTCGTCGCTCGGGTCTCGGCCCGTGTTGTAGGCGAGCGTCCACGGCGAGCCTAGGAAGATCAGCGCGAAGTTGGTGTCACCGACCATGAGCCCGCTCGCCATCATCATCTTGTGCACAGGCTCGTAGAGATCGAACACCCCTTCCTCACCATCAGGCTCGATGGACGTCACGCGAACGGTCCACAACCCGTCGTCGAGCATCTTCTCCAGGTCTGTTCCAACGAACGCCTCGACATGGTCGAGCCTGCGAACGAGGTTCTCGGATAGCGTGCACACGCCGCGCATGCATTGACCGATTCGCTGTCGAAGTTCTCCGGTCGCTATGTCGTGGATCTTCTCGTACTCGTGCTCGAACCCTTCGATCTTGAGGGTCGACCGATCGTTCCGCTCGCTGATCTTTACCTCCTTCACCGCGCGTTCCTTGCGCTCACAAGCGAACCCGATGTACTCGGCGAACCGCTTCACGTAGCGCTTCGATGCGATCTGCACCGACCAGAACGTTCCGTATTCTGGAACCTCGTAGCTGAACACACCACATGCGATGCCAACGTTGATCAGCTCGCCTTGAAGCTGCCGAATGAGCTGCTCGGACTTGCTCGTCGCCTTGATGACTCCGTGGCTGATGCTGCCGTCGCCAGCGAAGTACGCGCGCAGAAACTCCCTCTTGATGGACCACGGCGCAGACAGGATGCATGGTGGGATCTGCTTGTCGGCTGATGACTCACCACAGCTGAGATGCTGCCACCATTCATACAGATCCTTGCTCGTGACGTAGAGCCGGCATGCATCATCGTCTTCGGTCGTCCGCACGCGCGAGCCAGCGACCGTTCGCAAGCAACGCTCGACATCACGCACCATGTCTCGATCGTCGTAGCTGAAACCGAACGACGTGTAGTACGTCGTGTTCGATTTCACCGAGTAACCCTCGGAGACGTAGTAGCCGAGCAGCCGCGCCGTTTCTGGCGTCAGGTGTGTTGGTAGATCGAGCGGCTTGTAACTAGTCTCGCCTCCCTGCGGCATCTTCGGCAGCTTCGTGACTTTTCCATGAACATCGCTGCCGAGCTTGAGCACGCAGATGTCGCCAACCTTCATGTCGCCGACCTTCACCATCTCGATCTTGCCGCTACGAACCACAGGCATGTCGTGGCTGTCGTTCGCGCGCACAGCGAACCCGAGTTCGGTGGTCACCTTCTTCACCGGCTGTGAACCACCACGGTAGAGATCTGCGACATCTCGGATTCCATCACGCGTGACGATCCGGATCGGCTTGACCGGCTTCGAGCGGCCGAGCGGAGCACCAGCGCACAGCTCGTCGATCCGCTTGTAGCCCTTGTCGGTGAGGATCATCGTCTCACCAGTCACGCAGTTCTTAGCGTAGGTGTACTGGTCGGGG